TCCTTAAATCCCAAAGACCATACGGAGCACGATCCCGCGACCTTCCGTCACGGCGCTGCGTGCGGGAAGGGTAACAAAGACGTCCTTGGTACCAGCCGAAAAAGTGACCAATGATCCGGAGTTGCTCGAAGCCAACACCGTGTCACGCGACAGGGTAACCCCTGCCGACGTATAGGTGCCGACCCCGACTTCCCATTCCGATCCCGCAGTGATCGTGTAGTAGGTCGTGTTGCCGTTACCGATGGCAGCCCCAAAAGTCTGATACCCGACAGGCGCTGTGCCACTCAACGTAACCGTACCGGTGCCGGTCGTCGTTGTCGTGTCTTTGACGCGATCTGCGATTATAAGCGCCATACATCAGGTCCCTCAGCTTATACGTAGGTAGCGTACTCCCCACCCGCGCTGCGAATGGGGGTACGTCAGCCGTTACGCGATCCGGATGATCGCGGTAGTGTTGGTAGCTGCCGGGAAGATGATGGTGAAGTCACCTGCCGTCGAGGTCTTGTCCGAACCGAAGTCCAGCGCGGCCACAGCAGCGTTCGTCAGCGTGGTATTAGCGTTCGAGTTGGCCGAAGGGGTGGTGTTGTAGATCAACGCACCGCGAGCCGTGATCGTCGCATTGGTGAAGGTAAGATCGTTGAAGTCGGTGAAGCCCGTACCAGCCGAGGCACTGGTGTTCGAGGTCACTACACCAAGGTTGGTCAGTGCGCCGCCGCCAGCAGTGTAGTTGGTGCCCACTACTTCGTTGGTCGCGGTGTACGCCGTGGTGTTGGCGTCAATGGTAGCTGCCGAGGTATACAGCGCCAGCTTAAAGGTGTCGCCACCAGTGGCGCGGAAATCGTGTACGGCCAGCATAAGCTCGGCCTTGAAGCTGGTGCACATTGCTTGAGTAATAGGCATTACGGCCTCCTTATGCGTCTAGGATCGGGATCAACTCTGGATGACCCGCCTTGGTGAACTTATTGACCAGAGTTACATTATGGGACCGGACCGCTTCGTGCATGTAGTACGTTAGCACCTGACGGATGCTGTCCTTGAATGCTTCAGCCTGATCGCGGATCGCAGGGTGTGCTTGGCTACCCACGTAGATAATCTTGTCGAGAGCGCGCTCAGCCACTTCCTCAGGCGTGAAACCACGACCCTCAGTAGACATGACCATTACGTCACCGATCTCACTAGTACTCGTAAACATATGCTACCTCACAGGGTACCGGACCTGCTGAGTCCGATACATGTCTTGACGGTTCTTACCCTCACCAAGCTGTTTCAGCATCGCCATCGCTTCGTCATACCGCTTCTGGTACTCCGCGATGACATCGGCTTCGCCCTTCATGAAGGTATACGCCTCAAGCAGTGAGCCGTAAAGCAAAACGCTATCGAAGTTATCGCCAAGCCACGACGTACCAGCAGTCACAATGGACTGCGGGTAATAGAAGTAGTGTAGCTCGACGGAATAATCCTGATCCGGGGTAGGCCCCAGAATGTACGAGTTCTCATCAAAGTAAGCGTAATGGGTCGGTAGGCCCTGCTCACTAGGGTTAGGAAACGACTGCCGGATAAAGCTGACGTCCTTATTGAGCATGTACTCATAGTTCCCGTCGCCATCGATCATAGCAATCGAGAAGTTGGCGAGCCAATCGGAAGGCACCGAGAGGTACTTGTTCCCAGTGGTGACGTTACCGGTCACGTTCTTCCGCAGGTCCAGAAGCTGGACCGTATTGAAGATACGCTGCTCGGCTTCCTGAATGAACGTGTTGATCTGCTCAGTAGACGTCAGCGTGGTTACCCCCGAACCGGTATCATCGGTCCACGAGGTGTTGGGGAAGTCGTTTTCGACGTACCCCTTGATCGTCTTGAACAGTTCAGCGTAGTTCATCAGCCCATCTTCTTGCTGTGCCCGGTGCCCTTAGTAGCCGCACCCGTCCCACGAGTCTTCTGCGTCTGGGTATTGGCGACCTTGTTCGGGTAGCCGTTGTTGCCCATCGGGTCGGTATAGGTCTTGATCGACCCGTACTTGCCAATGTCCTTGGTGTGCGTTGCCATCTTATTTACCCCGCGAAGATTTCTTCTGGTTGGCGATCTTCGCCAGATTGCGGCCCAGCTTTAGCATCTGAGCGTTGGTCTTGCCACCCTTAGCCAGCTTAGTCAGCGGCTTACCGGGGTGCATGCTCTTCTCGTGCTTGTGGACAGCCTTAGTGACCATGGCCTTATCCTGCTTGAGATCTTTCTTATCCATCTCAGTTCTCCGTATCGACAGTCACGGTACCCACCGTACCATGAGCTATTAGCACATTTACAAGCCCCGACAAACCCAGAGGATTATTAAGCCCTACAGGGTTCCAACCCCACTGGATCACACGGCTACCGCCCGATGGCGTACCAGAGGCTAGCACATTTTCGTTGGGCACTTCACCCTGTGTTTCTTCCCGGAGGCCGGTAAGGCCCGCTTGGTAATACGTCGTGTCCGGGCGTGGGTTACGCAGCGCCTGAGGATCATCGACCGGGTACATACCCAGCTGAAGCTGCGGCTGATCCGGCTCCCAGCAAGAGGGGCATACGAGGATGTTGACGTTCTTCGTCTTGATGACGAGCGAGCGCAGCTGCTTAAGCTTGTACCGGAAGCCACACCTGTCGCATTGACAGATGGCCCACTTACCTGAGGCAAACCTGTTAGGCACAGTACCCCCTTAGTAGAACAGCTGGCGCGGTGCGATCCGCAGTGACGCCTTCTCACGGTCTTCCTCGGCAGCTTGCTGCCATAGCTCTTCGTAGTCAGCCTTGAGCATCGGTGTGCGCTCCATCGCCCCCGGAATCTTCTTCGAGAGGTGGTAGGCTAGACCAGCCACCATGCACGGAAGGAACCGGAATGGGATGTCCTGCGTAGTGACGCCAGTACCAGCGTCTTGGATACGGCGAAGCCGCCAGTAGACGAAGGTGTAATAGTCCGACTGCTCGGGGGCAGGCCACACGTTGATCTGGGGGTAAGCCGCACCAGTCACCGGTTCGGTCGCGCCTGACTGGCGGTTGATCCATACCTGAATAGGGCGACCCTGAGCGTTCTTGTTCGGGATCGTCGAGTAGGTATCGACGCTGATCCGGGTAATGTTGATGTCGGTCTGGCCCTGACCCGTCTGTGTGCGGACTACGTGCTCAAGTAGGTCGATGGTATCTACTGGCAGGTCGTAAACGATCTGACCCTGCACCATGGCGATCTCACCCTGCTCGATGGTCCAGAGGTTAATACCCCGGTTGGCCCACTCAATGGTCAGCAGGTTGAGGCTGCGCCGCGCCGTGCGCAGGTCATAGCCGGTGCGTAGCTCGGTACCACAACGCTCAAATGCCTCTTCGACAAGATCGTTGAGGTTCATGTTAAACGTGTCGGTGCCACTCGTGGTCATTACTTACCTTTCTTGAAGCCCTTCAGCATCTGCGCAAACCGTGCACGCTGACCTAACTTACCGGGAGCCTTAGCGGCCTTAGCAAGTTTACCAGATGGAATTGGCTTACCCTTCTTGGCACCAAGAGCCGAGCGCAGTGCACCCGGCTTCTTAATGGCCTTCGATATGTCGAGCTTCCCGCCCTTAGCGAGCATGGTCTTCTTACCCGGCATCTTGGATGCCTTCATATCACCCATACCCCGACAGGCGCGCATTAGAGCACCTTACCCTTGGTCTTACCCTTCTGGGCGATACCATCAGCGCGGGCCGAGACCGAGCCGCCCTTAGCGTAGCACTTGCCGCCCTTAGCCATCATAGCACGGCCCATAGTATCAGCCGACTTCTTGACGAGAGCGCGACCGGCTTTGTCTGACTTCTTCATGGTCTTGCCACCTTTAGCATACTTGTTGAACGGGTACTTCTTCTCCATCGCCTTCTTCTCGGCCTCCTCCTTCGGAGTGCGGCTGCCGGTGGCACCCGATGAGATCGGGGGCATGGGCTTACGCCGCGAGGTAGCGTTCGGAGCAGGTTCGGTAGGGCGCTTGTTCATGATTTACTTCCTTCCTGCCTTGGTCTTGCCGCGCACGGCGATACCGTCAATTTTGCCACCCTTGGCTTTCTTCACGACGCCGCCCTTGGCCTTGTCGAGGTAGCTCTTGTAAAGTGGGTTACCGGCCTTGGCCTTGGCCTTACCTTCCTCGACGCGCTTAGCAGCAGTCTCGCGGGAGTCGTACCCAGCGATGATCCCATCCTTACCGAACAGGGGACGCTTAGCCGGGGTAGCCCCCTTGGTGTCACGGCTAATCAGACGCGACGGAGTGCCAGTCGAGGTGATTGGGGCAGCCTTCAAACCGGTGCGATCAAACGCAGCGGCCAACGAGGGCTTTTCTACCTTCTTCGATACGGTGGCAGGGGCTGCGGCCTTCTTGGTCTCTGTAGCTGGAGCACGGCGTACAGGGGCTGGAGCCGACTTCTTCTCGCCAGCCACTTCAGTGGTGAAGCTCTTACCTTTCCAAGTGAAGGTCTTGTCACCGGCCTTACGGGCAGCAGCAAAAGATGCGCCAAACGAAGCGGGGGCAGCACTACCAGAAGCGGGCTTAGCCTTTGAAACCGACTTGGTCTCAGCAGCGCTCATGTCCTTCTTGAGCGGAGCGTCTTCCTTGGTCGAGACGTTGATGTCCTTACCGAAGCGCTTATCGACGTAGTCGTCCTTGCGGAACTTGCGGAGCTTGTCGGCCATACTTAACCCTTCCTCATCTCATCGACCTTGGCCTCAAGGCGCTCGAACGCCCTATCGAACCGATCACCTAGTTTATCGACTATTGTGTTCATCTCCCCACGGGTAACGTGTTCACGGGCGATCTCTTCACGGGTCTTATTGAGTAGGATACCGATACGGTCCAACTCGTCGATCTTACCCTTAAGCAGGAAGCCCATGATGGCTACCACTGCACTAAGGACGATGTTCCAGATCAGCATGTCCATGTCAGCACTTCCATGCCCGGAGGGACTTGTTGATGCGGCTATTCGGGTCACTGGCGGTCTTCTTCGAAGTGAGCTTCTTCTTCATACCCTTCATGCGGGCACAGAAGCTGTCACGGCGAGAACCACCCTCAGGCTGCGGGGCTTTCAGGCCCGGCTTCCCCGGATTGGCCTTGTTGTAAGACGCACGACCCTTGGCGTTGAGGCCCCCTTTTTCAGATTTACCTTCTTTCCGCTGCCAAGCCGGAGTTTTAGGCATGATGGACCTCCAGCACAGAGCGACACAGGGTCACGAAGTCAGCTAACGACAGATCACTTTTGGCTACATTCGCCACACGGCATACAAGCTGGACGTTGCCCACTTCGTACCCTCGTGAAGAGTTGATGCGGTCAAGGCTACAATTAGTCGGGACGGTACCCCGACCAAGCTCCATAGTCATGCCCCACCCTGTGAGCGCACACTTTCCGCCTTGGGTATTCCATAGCAGTTCTAGTGCATCGGCGCTGATAACATCGCCCTTACCACGCTGGACCGCTTTGCTGCGAAGGTAGGTGAGGAACGAGCGGACAGACTTTGTGCGCTTGAAAGCGCTGTGCTGGAGACGTTCAGGACCCCACGTACGCTTATGGTACGAAGCCTGCTTCTCAGACACGCACGACTTACACCACGAATTGTACTTCGGCTCACCCGACACCTTCTTACCGGTCGTATAGAACCGATCCAGCGCGAATGTCTGCCCGCACTTGGTACAGGGTTTGGTCGTGAGGGTCTTAGCCATTACACGAACCGCCCCTTGGTCTTGCCCTTGGTAGCACAGCCGTCGCCGCGCTTGGAGGCAGTGGAGCCGCCCTTGGCCATCTTCTTGACCTTGCCACCCTTAGCCTTACTTTTGATGAGTTTCTTCCCGATGGGCATCGAGAACGAAGCCCCATAACCACTACCCACGGTTTCGCCCGGTGCGCGGGATACGTCTCGCATGGGCGAGCCTACCCGCCCGACGCTAAAGCTCCCCAGTCCAGAGGAGCCCCGGCCACCCGGAGGGCCTGCGGCGAGACGTCCCGTGGGGTCAGTAGCGAACCGATCATTACCTTTAGCAGCCATTATGCAACCTCCTTCTGCGGAACAATCATCGGGTAAAGAGCATCGTTGCCAAAATTACCGACATACTCCTGCACACCCATATGGCCGAGGGTGATCGACGGATCGACCCACACTTCGAAGCCTAGGTCACGGACGCGGTCGCAGAAGAGGAAGTCCTCCCCGATGTAGCCTTCATCAGCCAGCTTAAAGTCGAAGAGACAGGGGACGACGCGATCACTGCGCTTGTCGTAATACTTCCACTCTGGGTGGGCTTCCACCATGGTCTCGAAGACTTCACGGCGCACCAGCATAAAGGCGGTCGCCACGCGCGTAGCGCGGACCAGCCCCATGCGGTTCATGGTAAGTTCGTTGTTCTCATCGTAATCGAGATTAGCGATGTAGACCTTGTCTTCACTTCGAGTGCGCGGAACTGCTGCAACGATCCCCTTCTTCGGGTCCGACCCCCACGCCATTAGACGCAGGATGTCATCCGGTTCGAAGTTGATGTCGCTGTCAATGAACAGCAGGTAGTCGCACTGCGACTCCAGCAAGTCTTGAGCAAGCAGGTTCCGCGCACGCGAAACGACGGAGCAACCGCAAATAGAGCCGATCTGGATGGTGATCCCATGCTGCGGAGCAGCCTGTGCGAAGCGGGCGAGGGAAATCGCCAGCTTCAAGGATACCTTGAAGTCGTAGGCCGGGAGAGCGATGAAGAGGCTCTTACCGGCTAGATCGTAGCTCTGTTCTTGCTGCATAGGTCACCCATAGAAAGCAGTGGTGTGGACGTCCGAAGCAACGAATACACGAAGACCATTTTCTGCCAAGATACCTTCGCCGGGAATGACAATGCTATAAGCTGTTGCGTTTGAGGCGTCTGCCTGAAGCAACACACGGTTCCAGACTGTAACATTCCCACTAGTTCCACCGCTATTAGCCACGGTGACGGTGAACGTGTTGGCGTCTGTAACGGTGACTTGGTAGGGGTTATCCGCGAGGTCCCAGTCAAGGTACGCCCACTGCCCAGTCGAAAGACCGTGATTAGCAGCCGTAATCGTCGCTGTAGTAGTGGTCCGAGCGTATGTACCGGATACCGATACATTATCGACAAATGCCGTATACCCAGTAGCCCCAGTAAATGGAAAGACAACTGCGCCTTTTAGGCGGGTGCGATACCCAACCATAAGGCCGCTGACACCGGCGTGAATAGACTTTACGTCAAATTGCATGCCCATCAGTATTCTCCTACTGAGCTATTAGGCCGGAGTGATGGTGGTCGTGCCATCCGCGCTGTCGATCCACGTGGACGTGTCGGCGGTACCCTGAGCCACGTAGAAGGTCTTCGTGGTCGTGTTGTACACCGTGGTGCCTACGATCTTGTTGCTGGTGTTGACGGCGTTAGCCTTGCCACCCAGCAGAGTCGAGGTCGAGGTCGGAGCTTGGAAAGCGGTCGGGGTCGCAACGCCACCGGTCATGCCGCCGATGAAGCCGTTCTGCGAGGTAACCGGACCCGAAAAAGTAGTCGAAGCCATAATAAATCTCCTGCGTAGTAGCACATCCTCGTACCGTCTCTACTACGTCTGCTAGGTCAGTCGGTACGAGTGGTTGTTCCTAGATGAGTAGGTATATCAGCGTTGGGGGCATAAGAAAAGGGGGAGAACCGAAGTCCTCCCCCTCCCCTGTTTCCTTAGGCAGCGCCTTCGGAACCGTACATGCCCAGCGGGTCAGACCAGCCGAACGAATAACGTTCGCGAGCCTTGTACCGGACGTTGCCCGTGTCGAAATCGCCGTCCATGCTGTTAGCCAGCGGAGTACGGACGAAGTGCTTCAGACCATTCGGCACATCGGTGGTCAGGAACCACGCGTCAGTGTCGGTCAGGAAGTGGTTAACGGTGTAACCTTCCGGGATCGAGCCATTCGACTTCAGGGCGTTGATGTCGTTGTCGGCAGTCGAAACGCGAAGTTCGGTTTCGAGCAGACGGGTAGCAACGAACATCAGGCTCGGTGGGACCACCAGCTTACGCGGCTTCGCCGCGATCAGCAGGCCACGTTCATCGGTCCAGCCTGCGATCTGAATGACAGCCGCTTCAAGCGACGTTTCGTTCAGGTCAGCAGCGGTGCTGGGGATGTTCGAGTTGACGCCACCAGAAACCAGCGGGTGCGTAGCCGAGAACAGCGGCTTACCATCGCCACCGGCATAGTCGGTGTCGAAGCCATTGTTCAGGACTGCAGCAGCCTTGGTCTGCTTGGTGTACGCCATGGCACGAGCCAGAGCCTTCGTGTACCGCGACGACAGCGAGTCGTACAGGTTATCTTCAATGGCTTCTTCCGTGAGCGAGAACCCGAGGGCAATCGTCTCATGGTTGTAGCGAGCCGTGAAGACTTCCTGACCGTTGTCGTAAGCGATGGCCGAACCTTCGTTCTTCACGGGCGCAGCCGAGAAGCCCGAGAGCTTGGTTTCTTCTTCGAACGAACGCTCGGAACTCTCCGTTTCGAAGATTTCCTTATGCTCTTCGCCGTAGCGTGCATATTCGAGACCGAACAGGGCGTTCAGTCCGGGCAGGAGCTCCTTGAGGAGTTGTGCGCGTGAAATTGCCATTGTTCAGTCTCCTTAGACGCCGGTCGGGTTGAGGTACTGGTGCATGCCCTGATTCCACTTGACGACGACCTCGGTGTAAGAACCGGGGTTGCCAGCAGGCGAAGTTTCAGGGATCACGTCGATGATACGCACTGGCCACGTCGAAGTGGTTGCAGTGGTAGCGCTGACGGCCACACCAGAGTTGCCAGTGGTGTTCGAGCCGCCATTCTGGACCAGCACAGCGTTGTTACCAACGGCAGTACGGGTAACGCTACCGATGGTGGTACCGCTCGAAACGACTGCTACCTTGTACAGAGCGTCCGGGTCATCCTGCACGTATGCCTGAATGTCCGTGATGTTCGTGGTACCGGGGTAGTACTGACGGAAGGTCTTACCAAACACCGGATCGGTGTAGGTGCAACCGAGGAAAACGCCAACCGGGGTTGCAGCGCTCGTACCAGCGTCCTTCGCCAGAGTACCGGTGTCGGCCAGCTTCACAACGTCACCATAGTAGATGGCCGTCGAAGAGTTGGTCGCAATCGGAATCTGCCGAGTGGCACCAGCGAACACCTGACCGCCGATCAGATTGATCGGAACCAGCCCGTAGGGGGCCGAAACAGTAGGATATGCCATATTAAGCTCCTAGCTTATTAGCCTTTGCCAAATGATGTCGTAGACCGCTTCTCACGGAAGAGAGGCATACGAGCATCGCTCTCGCGCATGAAGTTGCTATCCACGGATTCCATCTGGGCCTGATTTTTCTGCGCGAAATATGCACTTCGCTGATCCATCAGTTCCTTCGGGGCCTTGCACAGCAACAGACCTGCGACTTCGATGTTGTCTTTGAAGCGGCTGTCAGAATCGACCATCATGCGGAACTTCGGCTGCTCTTCGATCCCGACTGGCTCCCATCCCTCACGAAACTTCGAAGAGATGTTACGCGCGTCGTTCTGTCCGAGCGTGGAGACGCGTACCCAACGGTACACATATCCGGGTTGCTTATCCGGCTCGGGCAGCGTGGATGCAGGCTGCCAGACCTTAGGACGTTCCGCCTCTTCACGAGACTTGCGGGGGGCACGAGCAGAGCCGAGGGCTTCGTCGAGTTCCGCACTAAGTTCACGAGTCATATTAGTTCTCCATCTTCATGAGTTCACGAGCATACTGCTCGGGAGTCAGACCCAGCTTTTTAGCGATTGCCAGCTGGGATTGCTTGAGCACGATCTTTTTGGGGGACCTGCTACGAGAAGCGGGAGCTACAACCGTTGGCTTAGCTTCACGTGGAGTGGGCTTTTCAGTGACCACTTCATCTTCACCGAAATAATCGGGGAAGCGACGGCGCATCGTTTTGTCGATAGCGCCCCAATATTCGTCGGAGCCCGCATACTGCGCGCCACGTTCGTTAATGAGCTTCTGGTGGAGCCCAAGAGCCGATGCAGTCATCTCCGGGTCGGTGCCGTACCATGTGTTGCGCTCTTGCCACGCAACGGTCTTGTCATCGAGGCGGGGAGCCTGAACCTGCTGTGTTGGTACTTCTACATCAACTTCAGGGGACTGTAAAGCAGGGCGGTAATTATTGATCTGCTGCAGGTTGTATGAAGCAACATTCAGCTTCTCTTGCGCATCAACTAGACGTTCCGAGTCACCCGCTTCATAGGCTTCACGATACTCACGCTTGGCCTTCTCTACTTCGGACTCAGCGTTCTGCTTATAGCTACCTAGGAGGTTCTCTTCGCGGTGCGATAGGTTCTGCTTCAGCGTGCGATTTTCTTCAAGAAGACGCTGAGCAGCGCTCAGGGCTTCAGTCTGTTCGCGCTGGAGCCGTTCCTTCTCACGACGCTCGTCGTGCCAGACCTTCTTCATCTGCTTAAGGCGGGTTTTGACCTTGTCGGAATACTCGTCAAGCTCGTCCGCTTCGAGTTCGTCAACGATCTCCTTAGGCATAGGCTCACGCCCACGATCTGCCTCGGGGGTATCGTCCTCTACGTCGATCTCAGGCTTATTGTCTTCGGGGGAAACAGGGGTATCTTCTTCGACTTCCCACTGGAAGTCATCGTCGGGCTTAGTAGCCATGGTACTCTCCTTTTGTACGGGTTACGCCCGTTAGGCGGCACGGAGTTGTGCGACTGCGGGACAGAAGTGGTTACCCTTCCGGCGGTTTTCCGTTCGAGTAATCACTTGCAGGTTCTTTAGTACGTGCAACCCAGACACGTTCTTACCCTTGATCGGGACGATATGATCGACCTCGTACCGGGGGAAGATGCTGCAAAAAAAGTACATCCCGTCCATTTCGACCTTATCGGCGGCAGAGACGGGGTACTTACCCAGCATACGGCGATGGGCACGGTCAGCGGCGGAATACCACTTGTTCCGCTCTGCCCAGCGCTTGCGCGCTGCTAGGCGGGCTTCAGAAATGGGTTTACCCCTACGGCGATCTTCCGCTGCCGCACGAGCGCCCGAAGCCTTGTACTTAGCTTCCTCCCGCTGTTTTGCCGCCCGGCCCTTTTCGCTGGCGTAATACTTGCGCTTAGCAAGTTTCTGCCGTTCTTTCTGTTCTTCCGGTGTCATGCCCTTGAAATTCCACGCGGATCTTCAACAACAGCTTCGACCGAATCATCATTGATGATGCGGAACTCACGGCCATGAATCTTAACGCGACTGCCAGCATGCGGGCGGGTGAGGATGAAGTCACCTTCCTTGCACCAAGGGCCACTTGGGAAGCGCTTCTCATCCTTGAAGGCATCAGGGCCGACCTTGATGACGAACAGCACCGGAGTGGTGAGCTCTTCGAACTTCATGGTCTCATCAGCCTTGAAGATGCCTCCAGCGGTCTTCTCTTCAGCTTCAGGGATGCCGCACAGGATGCGGTAACCTGACGGCTCAGGGAGCTGCTTAGCGCGGTCTTCGAATGCGAGTTCAGGGGCTGCACCAACCTTAGGGATGGCGCGACCGTTAAGGTCAACGAGGTCAGTCATGGTTTAGCCCCTCCACGTGATGGCCTTAACGGCCCACATCTGCGCGGTCTGCGCCTCGGTAATGGCGATGGAGCAAAGCCGACGAGCCTCGTCGCTGAGGCCATCACTGCAACGCAGAAGCGCGAGGTCGTCAATGACATCCGCGTAATGCTTCTTTACCTTGTCAACCAAGTTATTGCTGCTCGGGTTAAAGTTCAGGCCAACGGCCTTCTCACCGTAGGTCATCTCAGTCATCATCATGTTCCATGCGTTGTGCGGTATCGGCGATGATACCGTTTACGATCATCAGCCCGCGAATAATGCCGCAGGCATACTTGTACTCTCCATGGTCCTTGGCAGCGCCACGCGAGATGTCGTCCACGACTGGAGTAATCTCGGCTTGGACTTTCTCAGACAGGTACTTCAGTAGATCATTACTCATTCAGGCTCCTCTGGACGCTGGGTTTCGGAAACAGGGGGGTTTTGTGAAGCTGCGGCTTCGCGGGCGATCTCGATACCCATACGAAGACCAGCTTCTTGCTGCTTGGCGGACAGGTTAGCCTTATCCGTTGCAACCTTGGCCCCAACTTGGAGGCCAGCGATCTCTTGTTGCGACTGGATGCGCTTCTCTTCGAGCTCCAGTCGGTCGTTCTTCTCGGCAGCGTCGATCTGCATCTTCTGGCGCTTAAGGTCGAGCTCACCTTGTTTGATCTGCAGCTCCTGCATCTGCATCTGGACAATGGGGTCCTGAGCCATCTGCTGGTTCTGTTGCTGCTGAGCTTCAGCTTGGTTCTTCTGGAGGAGCTGTGCCGAGGCAGCTGCTGCGAGACGAGACACGGCGATCTCAGTCGTCTCATCCATATCGGCGTTAGGCGGCGGTAGCGGTACGCCCGCCTGCTGCTCAACCTGCTGACGATAAGCAAACGCAAGGTGTTCGGCGATGTGGGCGTTCATAGCCGCCTGCATCGATTGCGCGTTGGGGTTCTGCCCCAGAAGCTGCTGCGTCTTGGGGTCCTGCATCATCGACATGTGTACGGCGATGTGGGCCTCATGGTCTTGGTAGATGAACGCCTTGACTGGCTTGTTATTGATGACGTCCATGTTCTCGCTGATCGGATCGCGGGGCTTCATGTCGTCGCCGTCCTTGAGCGGGACTAGCTTCTGGGCGTTCTTGATCCCGAGAACCTCAAGCATCTGGCGGTGCAGGTACGGTAGGTCATAAATCTGCGGGGCCATCTGGGCCAGCTGAATGACCGCCTGATACTGGACGATCTTCTGCGCCATGGTGGCTGCATTGGGGTCCGATACCGGGATGACCTCGACGTTGTCGTAGTCCGACTGCTTGGCCTTCCGACTGCCTTCTTCCGGCTCGTAGGGGTAGCTATCGGGGGTGTAGTCGCGGATGATGCCCTTGAGGAGCTTGAACTCCTGCCGCATCGCGTAGTGGACGCGAGCCTGCACAGCCGACATCATTTTCAGCGTGCGTTCGAGGATGGCTAGCGTCGTACCGACCGGAGCCTGACCCGACATGTCGCTGATCTTCATATCAGCGGCCCCGGCGAACCGGCGACCTTCCTCAACGATGGTGTTCAGCAGCTGGTACAGGACGCCCGAAGGCTCCTTATACGGCAGCGGCATGATGTTGTCGCGCATCGTACCCGACGCTACATCGACGTCGCGCCACTCAGCAGGGCTGATCGGGGTATCATCACCCTTGACCCGGAGGCCCTTGGTCTTGAAGCCACCCGGCAGGTTCGACAGCGTGCCTGCATCGACCAACTGACGGATGATCGAGGTACCCGACTTAGCGAAAGCGCCAATCAGGTGGATCAGGCCGAAGGCATAGAAGCCGAAACCGGGGACGTACGAGTAGTGTACGAAGTGGTTGCGCTTGAGCTTCTTCTTATCCTGCGGGTCCCAGTTACGCCGGATCGACAGTACGGTCTCAGTGGCCTTGTCGATGGTCACAACATAAGGAAGGGCGACCTCGCCGTCTTCCTCGTCACGGAACTGGTCATCCTCGATCACCAGATCGACGTGCATCTCAAGCAGCTTGTACCGGTCGTCGGTCTCAGCCCGGAAGCCGAGCTTCTCAGCGACTGCCTTCTCGATCTCATCAAGGGTGTTGGTGGGCTCACCAAGGTCTACGTCAGCGTAGAACCCATCGCGCTGAAGGCGCTTGAGCTCATTTGGCGTCTTACGCAGCACATGGGTAACGCGCTCAGCAGTCTCTAGGCTGCTAGCTCCGTAAGGGACCACAACGTCATCGGCAGTGACGTACATTGCGACCTGACGACCGAGTGATGGATCGTAGTACACCTTCTTGAACGCATTACCTGCAAGGCCCAACCCCCACAGCATCCGCTCATGTTCCGGACGGTACTCGACCATCACATCGGTCAACTGATGATTCATATCCTCCTGCACACGCTGCGCGGCATCGCGCTTGGCAGGGGTTTCCTTACCGATGACCTTGGTCCGAACCGGGCCTTGAGCCGGGAACGTCTCCATCATGGTCTCAGCTTGGAACTTGACAACCGCTTCGGTCAGCAGTGGGTGATTGATCCCGCATGCGCCCGGCCACGGCTCAGTCCGGTCCTCTACCTTAAGGCCGAGCAGCTCCAGACCATCAACGTAGGTCTGAATCCAGTCCTTCCGGCTACCGATGTCTTCGTCAAACTCACCGGTCAGGTCACCAGCCAGCTGGGCTAGCTGCCCATCATCAAGGATTTCCGCGAGGTTCTCGTTGAACTCTTCACCCTCATCGCTCGGATCGATCTCGATCTCCATACCATCAATACCGATGGTGACGCTTTCAGGGTCCTCGATCTCGATTTCCATGTCGGGCTCGGGCATATTAACCCCAGCTTCAATGCCATTGGCGAGGGTGGCATCGAGCCCCAGCGGAGCTTGCCCAATCGACTTGTCAACGGCCATTTACTTAGCTTTCTTCTTGGTGGTCTTGGCCACCGTTTTGGCGACAGCGATGACGGGTGAGGCTACTGCTGCTACGCTCGTAATAGTAGCTGCGACATCCACAACGTCCTCAACAGCATCCTCGATAATGTCGAAGAAGCTCTTTTTCTTAGCTGCCTGCGTCTGGTTTGCGGCCTGTACGGCGTCGTTGAACACGACCCCTGCTTCACGCGCTTCATTAAAAGCGGTGCGCTGGTCATCATTCCACTTGGCCCACTGGGTCTTGCCGATAGGGAAGAGTGCCTTTACAGTCGCCATTAATAATACCCTCGGTTACGGTTTGACTTGAAATACTGGATTTCGTCGGGCTCGTCCAGCGTAGTAGACACGTAACCACCCCTCCGGAAGCGGTGCATGGCCATCGATACCGTATCGACGTAGTCGTCGTGGGTGCCTGCGGGAAACTCAGCTACTTCGTCAACCACCTCTTCGGCCCACCGAGTAGCAGGTGCCCATACCCGTCCAGAGGCAAAGAGGTCGCTCACAGCGTTCAATCGGGAGATTTTGTCGTTCCCCCGCGTCGGGGTAAACTCCTGCACTGGAATCCCCATAGCGCGCATCTCGTAGATCAAAGGTGCACCGGAAGCCTTCTTCTCGATAATCACGCCGTCCGGGTCCCATTCCCGATACTCCTCCACAGCCACGCGTTTGAGCTCCGGGAACTCCATGCGGTCGCGGAAGGCATTAAGCAGGATGATATTAGCCTGCTCGACCCCGTTGTCGTCTGGATGGTAGAACACGCCCCACGTCGTGCAGGCACTATAGTCAGCGCGCTGCGTCTTTTCAAAGGCCGTATCCCAGCTCTGCAGGATGAACTCGCAGGAGGGTGGGTTCTCATGGGGCCACTCCCTCCACCACTCACGCTTCACGATAGCAGCCGACTCGGAGACCGGGTTCTGCTGGTACTGAGCCATCCACTTTGAGTTAGGGACGTCGCGCTTGACCTTCAGAAGCTCTTCCAGCTCCCAAAACTCAGGCCACAGGGGCTTTTCTGACGGCAAGATAGCCGGGAACTCGATCAGCTCCCACTCACCGATACTCTCGTTAGCAGCCGCATCCTTGAGGATTTGCCCAGTCAGGTCCCGCTTGGACCATCGTGTCATCACGATGACGATGGAGCCGCCCGGCTGCAGACGCTGACGAGGCCCAGAGGTGTACCACTCGTAGGTTTTGTCGTAAATATCCGGGTTTACTTCGGCAAGCGCGGCTTCCTGCTCCGAGTGCGGGTCATCGATGATGAGGACGTCGGCCCCTTTACCGGTGACGGCACCGCCAATACCGATAGCGAAATAGTCGCCCTGCTTATTAGTGTTCCATCGGCCAGCCGCTTTGGAGTCCGATGCCAGTGCAAGGTCAGGAAAGATCGCTTTGTAGGCATCGGTATCGACCAAGTTACGGACCTTACGCCCGAACCCGACCGCGAGCTCTGCAGTGTGCGAGCACTGGATGATCTTCTTGTGCGGGTACTTCCCCAGAAACCAAGCAGGCAGCAGATAAGAGGCGAACTCAGACTTAGTGTGACGAGGAGGCATATTAATAATGAGCCTCTTGCACTCGCCCCGAGCCACCCGCTCAAACGCATCAGCCATCTTCGCATGGTGTCTTCCCGCAATGAATGTCGGCCAGACCTCCTTCACGAAGGCAAGGAACTTGTCTTGGGCTAGCTGACGGCTCTTCAGCTCAGCGAGCTTCTCCAGCTCAGCCAATAGCACTTCCTGCTCCGCTGGGGCCAGCAGGTGCAGTATCTTGGGGATGTCAGTGAGGGAGATGTCCTTAATCATTAGGTGTGAACTTGCCCTCTGATTCTACACCAAGCCATGCCCGGTCACCGAACCGCTTACGCGCACATTTTTCCAAGAACTCGGTATAGCCGGGGATATGGATGTATTCAGCCTCAGGGAACTTGGCGTAATCGCGCAGCCATGCACCAAGCCGAAGGCGTTTCCGGCGCTTACTCCAGCGAACCTCCACGCGCAGGGGGCCAAGTAGCATCTGACACCCAGCCGAACCCTTGTCACGGCGCGGGTAGAAGTTGAACCCTTGGCGAATCAACTCGCCTTCTTCGCGGATGTAGATCATTACGCACCAACCCAAGGCATCATATGGAACCGCGCAGCGGCGCTCCCGAAGACATAAGTACAGGTATAGAGGTCAGAGTCCTTACCACCGCCAAAAGTATCCAACCCCATACTGCCAAAGGTAGCGACGACGACGGTGTCTACCTCGCCGTACTCACCCTTCTCAAGCATATCTGCGATGTTACGCAGCATCTGCACTGGGTCTTTGTACTCCGGGGGCTTAATCTCCCCCACGACCTTGAGGTCAGGCTTCTCCACCGCTCTACTCCTCTTCTTCCGGTGAGCTAGCGGGCGTTAGCTCTTCAACCTCAGTGAACTCACCGACCTCTATATTAAGGCCGAGCTCCTCATCGAGGTCCATGCCCAGTGGCTTCATATCGATGACGTCAGCGTTCAGCAGGCGCTTGACCCGCTCCTTGATGGCCTTCTCTAGGCTCTCAGGGTTGTTATAAGTGATGTTGATCTCGCTGCGATCCGAGAACAGACCCACGTCCGAGTGCTTGCCCAGCAGCTCAATAGCCTTCAGCTCGTACTTGGTCTCGCCGCAGTCGGCGATCTCCAGCAGCTTATTCGTCAGTGCC